AGTTTTAAAAACGATGTATTGCCAGCACTTACCAGATGCGGCGGATCAAACACAACTAAATAAAACGTTTCATCTTTAAAAGGCAATTCTCTAAAATCTGCAACTATATCCGGTTTTACGATTAATTTCCTACCGTCGCATAGTGTTGTGTTTTCCGTTCGGTTATCCATGTAAACCACTTCTTTATGTTCTCTATCAAACCAGAACATTTTAGAACCACAACACGCATCTAGTATTTTCACATTAGCCACCTAGAACGGAATATTTTCACCGTTCTTATCATCTACAAAATTATCGAAATTGCTGCCAGCTTCCGCATCATTTAAAGCGGATAACCCAACAAAACCGGCAATTACTTCCGTAACATATTTCTTTTGGCCGTCTTGCGTTTCGTAACTTCTTGTTTGAATTCGCCCTTCTACAAATAAACGGTTGCCCTTTCGGTAGTTACCTACTGCTTCGCCCAGCTTGCCCCATGCAACGCAATTGACGAACGCCGTTTGTTCTTTCGTTTCATTTGTTGCGCTATCAATATATGTATTGCTGGCTGCTACTGTGAACGTTGCAACCGCCTTTCCGCTTTGTGTATAACGTACTTCTGGATCACGCGCAAGATTTCCCATTAATTGAACACTATTCATATATAATTCCCTTTCTATTTTCTAATTGTATAGGGCAAATTTGCTTATTTTGCCACGTCTACTATTTCGCCCTTATGATTTATCATCAACGGCTTAAAACTTCCATACAACGCATTTAAACGATTTTTTCCATTCTAAACAATTCATCTAGGGTTAAATTTGTTTGTAAATTATCATTGATAGCTTCTTGAATTGCTAACATTTCCATTAATCTAAAATCAAATTCGCCTCGTTCGTGTTTCTTGTATGTTTCCCTTCCTACACCAACAACCGCCGCCATATCGGCTTGTGTATATCCTATTAATTCCCTACATTCGATTAGTTTCGGGAACACATTATACTTTTTATTCATTCCAGCACCCCCAGAATTAACTTTTTACTTTCATCTGAAATATCGGCATCTTTAACCATGCTTTTTAGGTCTATAGGCTCGTGCTTTTCAACCTCAATCAAATGGCCGTTATCTAGCATCTTAACTTCTGTTTGTTTCGGCATGTTAAGTTCTGCACGTTTCCGTGCTTCCATTAATAAGCCGTTACTTTTAATGCTTTCCGCAATTTCCATGTTTCTTTGTTCGCGCGCTGCCAGTTGTTCATATGCTTTACAAAACTGGCTCATTGCGGCGCTTTCGTTGTAGCTTTGGCAGTTTCTTGGATCAAAGAAACGCCATACGGTTTTAGCGGCAAGCCTTGTTATTCCTTCCAGTTCATCAAGGCCTTTTTCATAACCTACTTGGCTGGCTTTCTTTCTGACTACTTCCCATGCATCTTGCGCTATTAAGCGCTCGTTTTTACAGTTCACGTATCCAGAAATTTCCGCCGCTTTCTTGCGAATAGTTGCAACGGCTGGAACGAATTCACATGTATTAATGCATTGCTTGATTGCTTCGGCCAATGTTACCGGGTTAATATCTTCCAGCATGTAGGCGTACATTTTTGTTTTTGCTACATCAATATTCGGATATATCAATAATTGGCCCGTAGCCGTCAACGTTTTCGCGTTCGGTTCCCTCATCTGTTCCCCTTTCTGCCGCATCAATCAATGCGTTCAGTTCATTGATTTTGCGTTCTGTATCCGTCATTGCTGCCATTTCATTTGAATTAAGATATGTATCGAAATGACTTGGCGCGAATAGAGTTTTAGGCGTTAGGTACTTTTCTAACTTCGTACCTTGCCATTCTCTACATTTTTTATCAATCACGGTTTTAAAATCGTTTACCGTGTATCCTTCTTTCAAGCGTGATCTAATCGCTTGAATATAAGGCTTAGTTGTAGCCTTGAACTTACTACCCGTTTTTATGTTCAAGTATTCGATAATTTCAAAGTGAGATTTATCCATGTCGTCATGTGAAACATGACATAGTGTTTCTATTCTATTCTCTTCTTCTCTTATCTTATCTATTCTTATCTGTGTATCCAGATTGTATCCATTTTGTATACATTTTGTATCCATGTAGGTATTATCTGGGTTCATCGGTTGCCCTACCACTTCATACACCTTGTTTTTTAGTTCTACGCATTTTGCTTCCGGTAGTTCTGATTTTGAGTAACGATCACTTTGTACATAGTTATGAATCCGCCAATGTCTAATGACAATAACGCCAGTTTCAAAACCAATTACAAAACCTTTTGCGTTGAGTAGTTTTAAATCATCATCTTTACACCCAGTGATGCGCATGATACTTTTCGGCGACTGAATAAAGCCGTCATCATCTGCCCGTAGTAACAAGTGGAAATAAAGGCATTGTGTACTTTGCGGCATATCTAAGAAATTATCGGTATCAATAATTTTCTTAGACATCATTCTTCGTTCTGCCATTTAATACCCTCATTCCTTTCCCTCAATACTTCGCGTATTTTCTTAGCTTCTACGCCGTGCGCTTTTGTATGGCAATCACGGCATAGACAAGCTAGATTGCTTAAATTTGATAACCCGCCTTGGCTTCTGAAAGTTATGTGATGAACTTCCGTAGCCATTGCGCCACATAGTACGCATAAACCCTCATCGCGTTCATATGCCCATTTTCTAGTGCGGGCGTATAGAACGTTATCTTGTTTCTTCCTTCTGTTCATTTCCCCATTCCTGTATTAATGAATTAACGTAATCGTTGCTTTCAATCGGTATATTTAATTGGTTGCACTCATCTATAAGTGCATCAATTAAACGCCGCATTTCATCTACCGTGTAAACGCTGCTTCCATGATAGGCGCGTACAATTGTATAACCTTCCGTTTTGGCTGGGCCGGCATCTTCTGCGTGCCAGCCTAACCCGTGGCCGTGCCAAATTTCAATAAATCGGCCTACGGCATCGTTTTTAATCGGTATGTATGTAAAAGTACCAGCTTCTTGAATAACACGCTTATACACGTCATTTTTTGAAATATATGCGTTCTTTGAAAGTTCATGTGCTATCTTTTCACATAACACCCATGCATATGCGTTGGCATTTAGCGAACGGCGTTTTACCTTCTTTTTGATTTCAACGATATATTCTGCTTCCGGATCTAACTTATTTAACGCTTCATCTTTCGGCGCGGGTATCAAAATATTCCAGCCAATCGACTTAATTAAATTGATACCCTTTGTTATCCATTTCATTAAATGCGGTCTACAGCATCTTCATGCAGTAATGCTTGTTCGTCATTGTCGTATAGGGCAAAGCCTTTGTTTTCCTCTTGTACCCCATAGTTTTTTAACCATTCAAGCGCCGCTACCATTTCAAACTCATCAAGTAGTGCAAGGCGTGGTTTTTTGTATGTTCCGGCAATATACTTTGTGATTTCTGCCGGCGGTACTTTTTTAGACTTTTGCAACGCTACAAATTCATCGTATCCTTTAACGTGCGTTTCTTTTGGCGGTTGTTGCAGCGTTTTTGGTTGTTGCTGCTTACCGCTTTGTGAATTATCCATAAAATCCGCATCTTTCGTATCATCAATACAGAATAGGCCGTTTAATGCGTATTTACGGGCATAAGAAGAAGCGGAGCCGGTAATTTGACTTTCGTCCATACCTTTTTTATCTTTACTTTCACGCGCAAATGCAGTAGTTGCTATTTCATCTTTACCGTCCGTTACTTTTGCCGTTGCTTTGATGTAAAATCTATCGCCAATCATAACGATTTCATCACTTAACAACGGTACAATTTCATGTTTAGCGCATAGCGGTTTAACCGCTTCTAGGATATCTTCGCAATTTCTGTAGTTATAACCGCCAAATTTATTGTATTGACTTTTAGGTGCCTTTAATTCCGCTTGTATTTCAATTAATTTTTGTTGTAATGTTTTTGCTGCCATGCGATCACCTACTTAATATAGAAATTCATGTTTGTTTTAATTTCTGCACCCTCTACCGCTTCGCCAGCTTTAATCGCTTTCTTAATGGCCGTTTTATCGGCTTTGATTTCTACTTTCGTAAAATCTGCTGGGATTACATCAAGGTTGATAATTTCAACGCTTTCAGATTTCCGGTATCCAGCTTTAAAGGTGCCAACTTCTAATTTTTCAATGCCTTTTTGCTTCATAGAATATTCAATGTTATTCTTTAATGTTTCAATAGTGCTTTCTTTTGATTTTTTTACTTTGTTTAATCTATCAATTTCGGCCTTAATACCTTGAATATCGGCTTCAACATTAACCATGTATTTTGCCGTGTTTTCTATCTTTTCTTCGATTGATAAATCAATCATTTCAAGTGTATTTTTGATTGCCTCTACTTCTTCCGGCGTTTCCGCCGCTTCAAGCATTACAAATAATTCTGCATAATCTTTATTTAATTCGTAAATATTAGCCATTTTTATTTATCACCTTTCAATACTGTAATAATTGCTTCTACATCAACATTTGTTATAGTTGAACCCATTAAAGAACGATAATCTCCCATAGTTATATAAATTATTTCGCCTTTATATATTGCGTATACATCATAAGTAAAAAGCGTTTCTTCGCCTTCTTCATTGATTTTTCTAACGCTAAAACCGATAGAAATTTCTTTATCTGCTACTTTTTCACATAATTCTGTAAACATAGCAGCAACTTCCATAATTTGTTTTTTATTTAATTGCCAGTCCATTTTTCACCTTGCCACCCTAACGCGCATATGATATTATGCGGTTAAGATGCTTTTAAAACTCACTTTTCGCATCTGCCCTTTAGTAATTGCCGTTACTATTGGGCCTTTTTTATTTGGTCTATATAGATACCGCCATATAATAACGCTACCCCTAACAGTCCTTGAAGAAACGCTTCATATAGCGTTATATTGTCAAGTTCTAAACTGCCCGGCGTACCGATTAATAATATTGCGCCTATAATCTTAAAAGCCGTTGTCATAATTCCCCCGTGATCGCTAGTATGCCGCTAGCGATTTTTTTAATATCGTTTTTTAGTTTTGCGTTTTCTTTCGTCAGTTCTTCGTTTTCTGCTTTTAATGCCCGGTAATTAACCGCATTTATTTCGGTTTCTAATCCGGCTATTTCTTGAATTTCTTTGACTGAAAATAAAACGCCCGGTAATTTTGTTAGCTGGTGAATTGTACCAGCGTTTCGCAAGTTGTATACCGACGATTTAGAAACACCCAATACTTCGGCCACTTCCTCTACGGTATACGTTAGTTTCATTTCGTAACTCCTTTCATCAGTTCCGACAAACCGCAATTAAAAAAATGCGCAACCTTTACAAGACTGCTAAGGCTTGGCGATTGTTCGCCGCTACGCCAACGGGAAATAACACTTTCCGAAATCCCCGTTTCTTTGGATAGTTTATAAGCGGTAACGCCATTGCTATCCATGAGTTTAAAAACATTTTTTGTTACTGTTTTTATAGTTTGCACACCCCTTTCTAAAATGGTATACTTGCGATATAGCAAGTGATGATTTTCGACGCCACACTTGCTATACCAAAACTTCAAGACACTTACGATTTCATAAGTACCTTATGGCTATATTGTACTTCCGTTTTAGTAAGTAGTCTAGTAAACACTTTTTAAAAATGTTAAACGATGAGTTTATATTTAGCGAGGTACATTATGCTATACAACAAAATTGAAGAATTAATGCGAAAAACTGGCGTATCAGCATATCAAATTTCAAGAGATACCAAAATTCCGCAAAGTGCATTTTCACGTTGGAGGAAAGGAGAAAGCAACCCCAGTTTAAAAAATATTAAAATATTATCGGAATACTTTGGGGTACCGGTAGGTTATTTTACTGACGGCGTAGAGGGAACGCCAAAAATTAAAACTACTGAGAGAAAAATTGATTTAAAGAAAATAACAGATAGTACGTTAATTTGTTACTATGGCGATCGTGAATTGACGGAAGCGCAAAAAGCGAAATTGCAAAAAGTATTGAAAGCAGTATTAGACGATTAATATATTCAAGGGGATTTGTTAGTATGTTAAATATGGTTTTAGACTTAATTAATTCGTGCGGCTCAAATGAACCGCGATTTATTGCAAGTAAGTTAAACATTAAAGTATTTTATAAACGTATGCCCGTAGGTGTTAGCGGTGTACTGATTAAACCGGAGATTAAAAAGGCTATTATCATAAATAGCCGGTTAAGTAGGCGGCAGCAGCGCATAGCACTTGCGCATA